CTTTCTCTTCACTACTAGGACTTATCCTATGGACTCATATCTCTTCTCACCTTTCGACATCTCTTGGGCTAAGCTTAGCTTCGCCTGGGAGCCACTTAATCACTGGCTCTTTGATGTTGATTTTGGGTGGGTCGAGTTTTGTCCTCTACTCCCCTTAGAAGGAGTAGGCGGTGAAGTTGACGTTCAGCCGAAGTCAGACCTTGACCTCGGATGTGTCTGAACGTACTGTCGTAACTCTCAATTTACCACTGAGAGGGTGTTGCTTAAATGTCCTCTCCATCGGAGGACCTATGGTCGCACCTGTTACGCCGGGCCCGACAAGCTCGACTACTGTTTTCGCTTCCTTTAATGGAACGAATGTCGCTATCCTCGATAAGAGGGTTGACGTCACCAGTAGACAGCACAAGCCTTACAACTTGTGGCTCCCAAAGGCTATGACCTGTATCCAACTTGTTGACTTTAAGTCTACTCGTGTTACAGATTATCCTTTGATGGGTAATTACGAACCTCTTAATGTTCCTTCTAATGAAGCCGCCTATGCGAAAGCCATGTCGAAGCTCAAAGATGATATCAACGAGTCTTCGATGTGGGCGGTAAATATAAAGGAATATAAGGAGGCTTTCGCACTCATCACCCATGACGCTGCTACCATCCTTCGGGGTGCCAAGCAGATTAGTCGCTTCGATTTTTTCGGAGCGGCTAAGACCTTTAAAACTTATGTTCCAAAAGGACTTAAGAAAAAGGCTAAGTCATTCGGCGATAACTTCCTGAAGTTTCACTTCGGGATCGAGCCGCTTATGGCGGACATTAGTTCGGCTGTGAATGTTCTCCAGAAAGCTGTTCCAAATCGTGTCGTGGTCGGGCGTGGTAGTGCTAAGTCCTTTTGGGACACTAGTCACTACTATGATCCTTTCACTGCCGATATAAAACAGCACTGGGTTGATTCTAAGTGCCGAGTTCAGGTCGAGATAAGGTGTAATAACCCCAACCTCTATCTGGCTAATCAGCTGGGCTTTGTTAACCCAGCCTCTTTCGTGTGGGAAGTGATTCCTTTCAGCTTTGTTGTTGATTGGTTTGCTAATGTTGGCCAATTCCTTGACCAATTTAGCATGTTCGCCGGCCTGGACATTGTCCAGTCGTCAAACACCTACCTACAGGTTAACAAGCAGAAGACGGGCGGCTATCAACACCGCACCAACTTCCCTTGGGTGTTCCTTGAGTTTGAATATACTATTCAATCTGTTTGGAACAAACGCGCTAATGGGCTTCCGCTCATAGCACTTGAGGTGTTTCCTTGGAAAGCACCTTCCCCTGTGAGAGCGGCAACCGCCATCTCACTACTCGTACAGCATCTACGGTCGTAGATGTTTCGAGAACTGTCGGTGAAACTCTCAGAGTCCCTCCCGCACACCGGAGACTATTATGCCCTCGATGGCGAACATGACAGTGAAGAAAAACGACGGAACGACAGATATTCTGTATACCGCCGTTGTTGCGTCTGGCGGGGATAAATCCCCTGCCGTCTGGCGTAGCAACACGGTGGGTACGGCCGCTGGTCAAAGACCCGAATTGCGTGTTTCATCCCGTCCTAACGGTGATGGGACCGCACGTCGGATCGATGGCAGCTATTCGTACCCGAGCCTTGTCACCGGCTCTGATGGAAAAATCACGGTGGCAAATCGCTTCAACCTCACTTTCAGCGGCGTCGTCCCTTCGGGGATGCTCGACGCTGATTTGAATGAAGCGTCCGCACAGAGCATGAACCTTTTGGCTCAGGCTCTGATGAAGTCGGTTTTTCAATCGGGCTTTGCGCCTGCTTGATATTCCGCTTCTCACCTTGATCGGGACTTAATGTTCGGTCCCGCTCCTTTTGGAGTATTCCATGACACCTTCCTTCTTGCCACATACTGTGGAGAGGGCGATCCTTCGAATCTTCGACGATCTCGCCACACCGACATCTCTCAAAGCATCCTTGCTTTGGAAGTACGGTGAATGGGACCAACTTGCCTCTATGGAGTTGGAACCAAAACACTACCTTGAGGCCCATAGCTATTGGCTTGATGCCACCGCTGTAAGCCTAGTCCGCAAACTTGAAAACCTTCCAACCAGCTTCGACCGAAAGGGCGTCGCGGAGGATAATTTTCTGGCTAGCGAATTGCAGTGTTTTCGCTCTAATAGACGTCTTCTTCCATACCTGTCTCCCGGCTTGCCGGATACAGACGTGGGCGTTCTTTCTTTTGTTAAGAAAGCTCGGAAAATTTGTAAAGACATCTTAGGTCCTGTCCCTGACACAGATGAAACCTTCGAAAACCCTTTTACGGGTCAAGTCGGTTACAAGGTCAGTGGACGATTTGGGCCCGGAGCGACTTTTGGCGATAGGGGTAGGTTGACTACCGTCCCCGACAAAATGTCATCAGAACCCACCATCACCACCGGAGCTATGTTATACCTTTTTCCTTGGTATGACACTCTATGGGCTTCTGCCTGTAGAATTTCCGGTAAAGATCCTCTCTATGTCCGAGGGAATCGTTTCACAACGGTTCCTAAAGATTGTAAGAAAGATCGTGGCATAGCCATTGAACCTTCTATAAATCTTTTTTATCAACTCGGGTATGGTCGTGTTATTCGTAACCGACTTAGAGTATCAGGTTTAGACCTGACAAAAGGGCAGGATATTCACAAGCGGGTCGCTTGTGAGGCCTCTATCGAGGGCCATCTCTGCACCTTGGATCTTTCTAATGCTAGTGACACCGTTTGCTTTAACTTGGTGAAGTTATTGCTTCCCGATGATTGGTTCTCTGTCCTTAGGGATTTGAGATCCAGTCATACGCTATTCCGTAAGGATTGGCGTTTACTCGAAAAATTCTCGAGCATGGGTAACGGTTTCACCTTTGAGTTGGAGACATTGATTTTTCTCTGTCTCGCGATGGCGCTTCCCTC